TTGTTTAATAATTTATTTAAATATAAAAAAGAATGGATAATAAAGAAAAAGAGTTTAATAGCATTTATTTAGGTATTATAGTGCAAAATAATGACCCTCAAAGAAGAGGTAGAGTTAAAGTTTTTGTACCTCATTTATCTCCTACTATATATCAAGATTGGGTAGGTGAAAATAAAGATAAATTTTTTAATTTTATTGACGGTGAACTTCAACCAATTTTAAGTAAATTAAAAAATATACTACCATGGGCTGAGGTAAGCTGCCCTTTAACTAGTGAAAATACATCTAAAAGATTTAATAATTATACAAATAATTCTACTATATCGGATACAAATTCTTATGTTAATTTAAGTGCAAATGGTTCAGCTTCATCAGGAGAAATTTATGATCAAAGTAGTTTTAGATTAAATGATGCTTTTAATGATAACAATAATAATGTTAATAATTTAAATCCTTATTCATATAGTTATAAACCAAATACTTATTCAAATAAAGCAAAAGGTTCATTTGGTATACCTAGTGTAGGTTCACATGTTTATGTATTTTTTAGAGAGGGAAATACACAGTTTCCTGTTGTTATTGGTACTTCATTTGGTAAGGATGACTGGCAAGGTATATATGATAGTGAAGTAGATTACCCTGGTAAGTATGAAAACTATGATAGTAGTTCGACTGAAGAAGATTTTAACGTTAAAACATATAGAAATAAGTATGTATTAAACCAAAAGGGTGGAGCTTTTGAAATTAATAACACTGATTATAATGAAAAAATAAAATTAACTCATTATTCAGGCTCATTTAAAGAGTTAAATAACAATACTAATTCAGAACTGGCTACTAAAAATAATCAAAAGTTAGTTTTAAATGATGAATTTAATACAGTCAAAGGTTTTAAAAATGAATTTACTGGAAAAAACTATGATGAAATAGTTCTTAGAGATAAGTATAAAAAAATAGGTAATTTAAACAGTTCATTTTTTGAAGAATGGAAAAAAGCATATGGAACTATTCAAGATATAAAGCAATTATTTGATAAAAAACGAGCTGAAAATAATAATATTACTTCAAACGGTGATATAATTTTAAGACTTAATAGTATAGATCAAAAAAGATCAGGTAATTTTGCACCATTCCCCGTAACTGCTAATGATAGATATTTTGCATTAAACAATTCTAATAAATTTGTAGATTCAGAATTTTATTTTTCAGGTATAAATATTTCAGGTTCAGCGCAAGGGGGAGGAGTACCAACTTATGATAATAACTTGAAAAAACTACAAGATGGTACTAATCCTAAATCTAGTGCTTATCAAAGTATAGCAACTACTACTGAAAATTGGCCAGATGAATCAGGTAAAAGTTTCGTTAATGGAGAAGGTTTAAGCCCATCTACTCAAGATGGTACTTGGGACGATGAAGATAAAAATTTAAGTGAAGAGATTTTAGACATTCAATCTGATCTAATGCTTAAAGAAAGAGATTTTGGTCTTGGTGGTAGTGAAATTATTGAAATAAGTAAAAATAAATTAGAAAATATAGGAACTGTAATGAATGATTATGGTAGTATAAGATTTGACCCTATAGGTAAATTATTAAGTAATGAAATTTTAGTAGGTAGTAAAACAACATACATCAATAGTGATTCTGGACCTTTACTTGAATATGTCGATGTTCAAGATTTACCAGGAGGGACTTATAATTTAAATGTTAATAATAGATATAATGTAATGGTAGGGGCCGGAGGTATCAATTTAAAATCTTATGGTCCGGTAAACGTTTCAGGTAGTATTACTAATATTGCTGGACAACAAGTTAACGTTGGTTCAGAAAATGAAATAAATTTAGATGCTAAAGTTATTAATATTAGTGCAGAAATTTTAAGATTGAGAAATAAAAGACAAAGACAAGTTTTAATAGAAGGTAGTCTAGGTGTTAATAAAAATGTTGTTATAGGTGGTGGTTTATCTGTTGAAGGAGAAACTTACTTACAGCATGTTACTGCTCCTGCTGAAACTCAAATAACTAATACAACACAAGCTTTAGGACAAACAGTGCAAGGAGCTATAATAGGGTATGTAAATTATTATTGGACTGATGATGGAGGGGCTGCAACTGTTCCTGTTTATGGGGGAACACAAGGAGGAGTTCCTGTTCCTGATACTATTACTACTTATCCTCATACTCACTCATTTGAAAATTTACCTTTAACTTTGACTGATACAAATGAAAGTACTCGTAACTCTGCTAGAAATCAAGGTATCAATAGTGAAAATAGAGTAATAGCAAGTCCGCAATTTAATACTTTAAAATCTGGTATAACCGTTAGTGCATCTTTTTCAGGAACTGCAGGTGTTGGTACTACTTATGATGGTTCAGATAGTAGTACTTATGTTGATTCAGGTTCATCATTTACACCTTAATTATTGTACTTATTAACCTATATTAAATATTATATATGATAAAATTTACAGAATATATTGTCAATAATAGTATAACTACTACGTTGACTGATGATAAATTTGATATAGGTAGCCCATTCAATTTTATTGAATATTTAAATTATGTAAAAGTTATTGATGATAATGATTTAGAAAATTTCAATCAGTATAAAAGATATCTAGAAAAATGGAAAGAAACTGATTTTGCAAATAATAAAAATAATAAAATTAATATTCGTTCGATTTATTTAAACTTTTTTAATGATTTAACTTTAAAATATTCTACACAAGAACAAAGAAGATTTTTCAATACAGTTGATTTAAATGATGAGGATTCTTTGATGAAAATAATACCATTTTATAGGTCAAAAATAATAGAGATTTTAAATTATTATAGAGAAAAAAGAAATACTTTTAAAAGAGAATTAAGAGAAAAACAAGGTAAAGGTAGTAATTTAAGTGTTAAAGATCAAATAAAAAACAATATTGCAAATTTCTTTACTAGTTCAGATTATACAGGCGAACCAGTATCTTTATCCTCTTTAAGAATTGACGTAGAATTAGGTTATGATACTTTTAACGATTACTATGATATTAATCCTGCATCACTTGATTCTACTGAAACTTATAAATCAAATAATATAGATTCTAATTTATATTTAAATATTGATCAAGCTTTAATAAATGTTTTAAATCAAAATAATATAACCTTAATAGAGTTAAATCCTTTTAAGCTTGTTTTAGAATTTAATGAATTAAATACAAATTTTTTAAAAAGAGATGATTTTATTGACTATACAATAAGTAGTACTTCTGATACATATAGAGTACTATATGAAGCTGAAATATCAGAAAATTTAGTAGGTACTGATTATTTCTATCTTAGTACCAATACACCAAATATTAGTTCTACTCAAACACAATTTGTATCAGGTAAGTTATTTGAAGCTAAAAATAAAGCTAAAAATTTATTTAATATTAACTTCCCATCAGTTAAAGCAAAAGAAAAACAACCTGATAGTTATGAAAGAAGTATAGGTTTATTTTTTAACCCTACTAAATTTTCTATTTTAAAAGTTGATGGTGAATTTATTAATAAAATTAAACCTGAGTTAAATGAAAATTTTGTATATATATTCCCTGATCCTAGTGAATATGGTGATGTTGTAAATTTAAGTAATACTAAAAGAGATAACCCTTTCAATTTTTTCTTTGATTTAAATACTTATAAAAATATTTCATCATCTTCTTCTAGAAATACAGTAAAAGCAGATGAAAGAAATCATTATTTTCATGCTTATCAATCATTAGAAAATAGAAGAATTGATATAACAAATGAGGGTAAATTTTCAGATTCAATAACTGATTTAGTTAATTTTGGTTCTATTGATAAAATTGAAACTGATATTTATGGTAATGAATATATTCAGCTTATTCCTAATAAAGGGGTAATTTTAAATACTGAGAGCAAAACAATAATACAGGATGCAGCTTTTGATACGGGGAATACAATTGATATATCAGAAAATAGGTATGGTAATGTTGAAAAACTTTCTGGTTGTTTTGATAAAATAAATGGTTATAAAAAAATATTTGTTAAAGATGTAATTGATAAAAAATTAAAACCTTTATCAGGTTCAAACTTTAATATCATTTATGATAAATTTTCATTTAATAACACTTTGTATAGCCAAATTACAGGATCTGATATTTTGGATTTAAATGTTTACGAGGATACTTTTAGTATAGATCTAAGTAGTTTTTCTATAGTTGATGCATTTAAATATAATGGTAATTATTTACAGCAAACAAATTCCCCTTTAATTATAGAAAAAGATAATACAAGACCTGATTTTTCTTATATAACTAAAGACTGTTATAATAATAATTCAATTTATAAATTTAATATAAGTTTATCAGGTTTAAGTTCATCAAATACTTTTTTGTATGAACTATATAAATTTGATACACAGAAAAAAACTATAGATGAAATAAGTACAAGAAATACTGAAACTTCTACGTATTTTATTGATACATTTGATTTTAGTCATTATAGTAAAAGTATAACTATTAATAAAATTATTAATAGTGATCTAAAATATAATAGTTTGGACGACTCATACATATTAACAACTACCTTTAACAATACTAATAATTCAATTGTAATACATATTTTAAATTATAAAATTATTAATAATAAAATTAATATTGTTAATAATGATTTATTTTCTAATGCTACTAATAATGATGCCTTAACTGCATTAAGAGCTCAAGTTAAAGCTTCAGCTACACAATCAAATCCATCCTCTCCTACAGATCCAGCGGATCGTTTTTTTAATTTTTTAAATGGTAGCGGTGATTGTGTTTTACCTTCTTTATCCTTTCCAGCTACTAGTTTTTTAAGAACAATTACTCTAACTTATTCAGGGGTAACTAATATAAATTTTGATCTATCAGCTGTATCTCAAAATAATGGGTCCGGAGTAAGTTTATATAAAGCTGATGTTGACTATGGTGATAATGTTAATGAAACATTATATTCTAAATTTCAATCTGATGGTACTTTAAAATTAGATAATTTTTCCCATAGATATAATTCTTTCAATGATGCAGTCTCAACAACAGGTTCAATTAAATTTTATTATGAAAACGGTAATGTTACTATTGTAAGTTTAAGAGTAGTAAAATTAATTGATGATATAGAACCCTTAAAATTAAAAGCAATTAATGGTCAAAAAAGCAATTTAGGAGAATTTACTTTAAATTTAATAGATAAAAATAATACCTTATATAATTTTATTAGTAATAAGAAAAAAATATTTAGGAGGGGAGCAATACTAGTTAATCACCCAGAAACAGGGGAACTTTTACGTTTATATGGACCTGGTAGTTCGGGTGGTTCAGGTGGTAAATCTGAGGGCGGTACAGACGGTGGTACAACTAGTTTTGTTTTTACTACTGCAGGTAATACAACTAAACCAGGCGTGGGTTATGAAAGAAGAAAAGGATGTCTAAGAGGGTTGGTAGTAGTTACTGATGTGTCAGGTAATATTACATCTTCTTCAACTTCAGAAGGCACTACCACAAATAATTTAGATTTAAAAACTTTACTTACAAGTGCATCGGGTCTAAGTTCGTCTGTTTCTAATATTACTAATACAGCAGGTACACATTCATTTGTTTATGAATTCTTTGGATGGAGAAGGAAACAAAATCAATTAAATGATATAGCTTGGTCATCTGATGATTCAAAATATAGTATATATAGTAACTTCAATAACCCAACTTATTCTTAATAAATATCCATATGGCAATAAAATTAAATATTTTTCAACCTACAAAAGAAAGAAATCTAGATGTTATCTATAAAGATATAAATTTAGATGTAAAGGTAGGTATTGTAAAATCTGATGAACTAAATGGAGCTACCAATTTAAAAGATTTAAACACTGCAGTAAATTTTGAAGCTATAAAAAATTCTTTAATAAATTTAATAACAACTTTCCAAGGACAAAAAATATTAAATCCAGAATTTGGAATGAACTTTGGAGATCTTTTATTTTTACCAGTATCAAAAGCTAGAGCTACGGTAATAGGTGAAACTATTAATAATACTGTAGTTGGTTTTGAGCCTAGGATTAAAGTCCAATCAATTGAAGTAATAGCTGATATTGAAATGCAAGAATATGAATTAAATATTATTATAAATATACCAGAATTTAATAGTAACCCTTTAAACTTAAAAGGAAGATTAAACAAATCTGGTTTCTATAGTTATTAATTAAATATAATTATGGCCGAGAAAAATTTAACTGATTTTAGTTTATCAAGAGACAATTATGCTGCTTTTGATGCAAGATCATTAAAAGAACTAATTCAAACTAGATTAGACCAAGGGGGTATATATACTGATCAAACTTTTGAAGGTAGTAATATGTCTTCTATTATTGATGTTATTGCTTATAGTTACCATTTACTTTTATTCTATTTGAATCAAACATCTGCTGAATCAATGTTTTCAGATACAAGTATATATGAAAACATGAATAGAATAGTAAAATTAATAGATTACAAACCTAAAGGTTATCAAACTTCATTACTTGCATTTAATTTAACTGCTAATAGTTTACTACCAATTGATTCATATACTATAAAAAGATATAGTTATATAGTAGCTGGTGGAGTTTATTATTCATTTATTAATGATAGTACTTTTAACAAAACAGTAGCCGGTAACCAATCTTTAGATAATTTTTCAAGTGAAAATATTTTAAGGGAAGGACAATATTTTGAATATCCTGAAGTTATAGCATTAGGTGAAGATTTTGAAACTGTAACTTTATCAGTTAGGAGTAGTGATGATAATTTTCAAGTAAATGTAGATAGTAACTCAATTGATGTATATGTACAAGATGTAAAT